AGATATATTTATACTATTATATTATATATAATGGGTAACTGCTTTCAAACCACAATGTGTCCTATATATCCACTTGCCGGACATGTATCAGACAATGAAGAAGAAGAACATCTAAATAGAGATAATATGCCGTTAAGACCGTCAGAAATAATGGAACGTCATTCGATTAATGTTAAAGAAAAGAAGAGTAATGAACACATTTCAATATTAAATATATTGAGATGTGCGAAAAGAGCTGATTCGGATATAGATTCAGATTAAAAACGATTTACCCGACCTTTTCTGTATTTTTTTGTTCGTGCTTTTCCTATACGTTTTTCTGTAAGTTCACTAAATGTTACGGGTGTTTTTTTTGTAATCCGTTTGGATGGTCTATAAACATCGTTTTTAAACTTGTATCCGACTTCACCGCGTTGATTAAGCCATTTTTCATCAAACCATCGTTTTAATCCAGTTTTTTTCTTTTTTTCTCCAATATATGGCTTCTTTCTTTTACCGTATTTTTGAGTGAAATTCTTTTTGTATTGTTGAACTAATAATCCACTTCTATACGCACTATGTTTCGGTTGTTTTTTATAAAGTGCCTTTTTTGTTTTATTATAAAGTTTTTGGTCTCTAGGTTCCATGATATATTAAAATAGATATAATAATCATATAAATATATTTTACGATTATTACTATAACATATGAGAAACTACAACGAAACATATAACAATTTAGTCGCACCACTATATGGTCCATTACGTGATCTTATTAACGATGATGTATTAATACAATCAAACAATACGTCTCATTTATATAGTGTAGATGAACGTGTGGATATGACCATGTATAAAACATATAGTATTGACCCAAATGGTTGCGAGGATGCTGACGACGCATTTAGTATTTACGAAGAAGATGGTAAATTATTTTTAGCCATCCATATTGCGGATCCAACAGAATATATAGATAACACATCAGATTTATGGAGAGATATTGAAAAACGGGTTGTTACACGATATCCATCAAATAAGCGTCCTATTCATATGATTCCTCACGAAATTATGGAAAAATCGAGTTTAATGGTCAACCGATTTGGAGATATAAAATTAGCAATCACTGTATTAAGTGAAATTAACAAGAGTACATATGAACCTGTTGGTGGAATTAAGTTATTATTTACAAAAGTGAAAGTGGCTACTGATAATGCGTTAAGTTATAAATACGCAGGTCATAATGTGGGTTCAATCAAAACATTACAACACGGGTTGTCTATAAGTGAAGCATTGTATAAAATTCGAAGTGGAAAGACAAAGGGAACAGTATTAAATGAGGTTTCAATCGCATTTCCGAGATATGACGATACACATCTATATTTATATTCAGATAAAAAGGAAGAAATATCGATGAAACAAATGATTGCGGAGTTTGCTATATTCGCAAACACATTTATAGGAGAATATTTAAAGATTAATTTCGAAGGTAGAGGTATATTTCGTATATGTAATGCGAAAGAATGGTTGAATACTGTATATCCGGAAATTACGGGACCGGAACTGTTAAACGAGATTATAGTGAATGGAATTAAGGCAGAATATATTTCGACAGTTAAGCCTCACGATTTAGTTGGGGCACCTGAATATACACATTTTACTTCACCTATCCGACGTTTATCTGATTGTGTATGCCATTATTTATTAAAATATATTCATTTAAGAGGGACTAATCCGACGCTACGTGTTCCATTTTCAAACGACCAATTACGAAAATATTCGGACGATTGTTTACGAATAAACAAAAGTATGAAAAACATTCAATATCGAGATACGAAATTCAGACTGATAGAAACCATGCGTGATATGTTACAATTAAAGGATACGATCGATATTCAGTATTATGTATCGAGTTATACGGGAAGGTTTTTAAACGTCATTATTAATCGTATAAATGAACATACGGTATATTTGTCTTATACTTTGCGTATTAGTGATTTACAAGTGGAATATGTATTACGAGAAGAAAAACAAATGGTCATAAAAGAGGTAAATTGTATAGGTAAGTTTGATGAAGGTAGTATACCTGAATTAGACAAACTTTTTATATAATAAAACTAAATATTAATATAAACATTTATTATTTATATTAAATAATGTTTAAAGATAGTAAACTATTTTATAATATAATTAAATACGATATTCCGTCTAATTCAAGTACTGATATACATAAAATGTATTACGAAAAATTTAAATTTACCGATCCTAAACCAACACAAAATCTGACTATGGAAGAACTTTTAAAGGAACGTGAAAATGATTCGAATAATAATGTTTTTAAAAATACGATTGAAAAACCAATAATAGAACAAGATCTTGATATAATTAAAAATCAAATTGAGAATAGAGATGATATTGAAACATATAATGAAAATGTTAATGATATGAAAAATGCCGAAAAAAAATCACCAATTAATTACAAAATAAAAATGAATGATACTTATATTAATAATATTAATTTTCAAGGAACATTTAGTTCTATATTTTTATGCGAATATAAAAATCCAAAGGTTACTCTTAAATATGTTAATATGTATAAGTCGAATGATAACAATGAAAATTTTATATCATTACCATCAGAATTTAAATTTGAAAAAAATTCAACTTATGAATTCAATTGTAATATACAGTTTATTATATCAAATGATAACTACGGTTATCCAGAGGAATATAAATATAAATTTAATAAAGAATGTAAAATGAGCAATGATGAAAAATTAGATTTATTAAAATTTAAAACATCGCCCAAAAATAAAGCTTATTCTGGCGATCTAGTGTTTTATTATAATGAATCGAATAATTCAATGAGTTTTAAAAGTTGCGATATAGAAATGAGTGAAACTACATTTTATGATATGGCATTACCACTTTAATTAAATAATTATATAAAGATAATTATTTTTATTTATAAAATGACTTCAATGGAAGAAATTATGGAACAAAAAATGAAAGAAAGAGAAATGCTAACTAATAATATTGTATATGACACTGATTCTTTTTATGATGGTCATTATTCCATTGTAACAGGACCAAAAAAATTAAAATCAGAAAAACAAAAAGGAGGTAAAGAAAAGGAAATATCAAATATAGTTTATATTCCAAAATATTTTTTAAAATCAGGTGATAAACAAATCGAAATTCGAGATACTGGTTGTCTTGAATGTAATCCGCCAATTATTACTTTTGATAATATTTTTGATGATTTGCATTTACCGAATACTGTAGATATAATCATGCTTAAAGTTGTAATAAACAAAAAAGAGTTTGAATACCCTTTCGTATATAAAAATGAATTTATTAGTAAAAGTAAATATGATGAACGCTTTGAAGGTCTGGATATACCAAATAGTTTACGAACAGAAACCCGCTTTTGTAAATGGACTATACTAAATGGTCGGGTCAAAAATATGCCAACAGATGATAGTTATAGATATATAACATTCGAAATACAAGGTGATAAATTAGTGTTTAGACAAGCAAAATTCAGAATGATTAAAGATGCGTTATATAAAGAACAATATGGACATTTACAAGCAAAAAATTAAAATTTGATGATGCGTTATATAAAATGTCCATTAACATAAATTTATATTATCTGCAGATGATGATTTTGGTAATATTTGTAAATAACTACGAATTTCATTATATTTTTCCTCTTCTTTATTTTCTATTTCTTTTAATGGAGTATTTCCCCACCGATCTTCTTTTAAAATAGCACCATTTTCTACTAATATTTTTACAACATCAAAATGTCCTTCTGATGCGGCAAGATGTAAAGGAGTTCGTTTATCGTAATCGCCCACATTCACATCAATATTATGTATCAATTCTTTAATTCTATCAAATTTTCCATCGCAACATAATTGTAAAAATTTAATAGTAGCAGAATCAGACAAATCAATTTTATTCGAAATAATATTATGAAATATATGTAAATTCATTTTTTGATTTAATCTTTTACAGAATTCGATTCCTTTAAAACTATTACCTTGTTCATCTAACGATGGACTCCATATACAAATTCCCATCATATTAGGAACAACTAACAATATACACCCACTCACACCAGATTTTGCGGGTAATCCTATTTCAAATGAAAATTGACCACTATAATCATACATACCACAACCATACATTAATGTTAAACAATCCTTTACTGAATTTGTGCTAGTGACTTCTTCGTTAGTAGTTGGACAAGTACCACCATTCGCCAATGTTCCACTTATTATTGAACCCATTTCACTTGTTATAGTCGTTGAACATTGTTGAAAATATAAATTTAAACCTTCACTTATATTGTGAGGAGACATATCCTCGTCTTTAAATGCTCCATTTTCCCTCATATAATACGCCAATGATATATTTCTATCAGCGTGATGTTGTTCTGATAAAAAAACCGAATTATCAAATCCTACTTTATTATTTCCTGCTAATCTCGAATAAAATGATTTTAAAATATTAAAGCGATTCGCTGGTTCTTTATTTTTACCAATTTGTGTAGCTACCATAATAGCACCGGCATTAATCATAGGATTATGAGGAAGACCATTCTTGTTTAAAATAAACGCATTAAATGCTTGACCACTGGGTTCATAACCGACTCTTGAATGTAAATCATCTTTTCCTAATTCATCATAAGCAATACAATATGATAATGGTTTACTACATGATTGAAGACCAAAATATTTATCACAATCACCAATATTAAATATCTCTCCATTAACGTGACAAACGCTAATTCCTAATGAATTGGGATCAACGCATGCTAATTCAGGTATATAATCAGCGACACCTAAACCTCCTTCCATACTTTTCAAATCATTGTAAATTTCAGTAACGATTGTTTTTATTTTATCCATATACTAATAAATGTGATTTTTATTACTTAAATAGTCTATAAATATCTTTGAATACTTGTTGAGCATCCACACATACTTCACGTAGAAGGTTACCTACCATAGACTTCTCATTTTTTTCTTTAAACGCCACCCTTACTGTGGCCTTTGTATCGTGTGGATGAAATTTCTTAAATCCACAAAAGCTCAATACACCTTGTTTTTCATAAAACTTTGTATACATCAGATATTCGATGATTTTACCCATCGTATAATCTTCATCTTCTAGATGAATATCGTAACAATGATCCATGGTTGTCTCACTTGTTAAAATAGACACAACACCCGAATCCACCATTTGAACCATATCGATAAACTTGTTTTGTAATACAACACACGCTTTGGTTATTATTTCTCTATTATCATATACACCCACAGTCTCTACGACAAAATCAAAACTGTTTGGAATAAAGTGGCGCTGGGTGTCTAAAATACGGAAATTTTCCTTTTGAAATTTAATATCACTGTCGGTTTCACCGTCTGCACGCAGTTTTGCGTCGATTTTATCCCAAACAGTTACAGCTTTATCTTTGTCGGGGGTATTACCGTATGCGCATTTAGATACAACATTAAACATACTACTTTCTTTTGCGATATTCACACTGAAATCGGCGATTAATGATAGCTGTTCACCTTCAATCTCGATACCTACTTTAGGTCTCAAACGTGCGAAATCAATATACGATTGTGTCTGAACATTTTTTGGGAAAAGTCCAGGAAACAACTTTTCTTGCTCCTCGTGAGATAGAACAGTGCCTGTTTTTTTATCACGCAATTTGAAATCTTCCGTAGTAACGTAGATAATATTATCGGTGTCGTTTTTCACATCAACCATGAGTTGATAGTTTCCGGGAAGAGCCTTTTGGTCTTCGGTATCACGCATATGGGTAGTATGAATAGGAATACAACTAAGACGCTGTTTAAGAATTTCATTATGAAGACGACCAGTATTTATAAGAATATTACACTGATTCTTCTCATACGTATCAGTTTCAATAACAATTGTTGGAATTTCGGACAACATAGTGCGACGTAACGCATTCGCAAAAGACATTTCTACACCATTAAGTGTAAAATATAATGCACCAGCGTCTTCGGACAAATTTTTTACTACGGGATCCATATTTATGTATACTTCTATAGTGTTGTATTATATTTAAATCAATTTTGTGATAACGTTTAAATATAATACCTAAATACTTACATATTTCCATTCAAAAACATGCTACCAATCAAAATAAACATGATAATAACGGGAAGTAGCAGCACCAACCAAGCAATGTTTGTAGCATTGGACTTACACATCAAGTTAAGAATCCAGGTCCAGAAAAGGATATAAATCGCCTTTATGATAAAAATAAGCGCGGTATTAGATACACTACATGTGTAGTTTCCTAAACAGTATGTATTAACATTACCAAAATTCTGGTAAATCATAACAAGAAGTGCGATTGACGAAATTACTAAATAAACGTAAGAAGGGGTACAGAGATTACGAAGTCCAGTAATAGCCATTTTTAATATATACTATATAAATATTTTTTAAGCCATGGGAACCATATGGTCCTTGGGTATCAAATTATCCCCATCAACAACATCTCTACCGGTAATTGTGTTAAGAATATATTCACTGCCTCCAGTTGTACCAAATGCTAGTGTTTGATTTGTATCGGCTGTATTTACTCCAGTCGCAATATCAGTTCCCACTAAAGATCCACCACCACCACACATCTTTCTCGATTTACGACGCATACGACGTATTTTCTTACCAGTTCGTCTTTTATTGCGACGTTTTCGACGTGTTTTACCACCAACTAGAGAAAAAGGAAGATTTCGTGAAGCAATTACATCACGAGACGGGTCTCCTCCTTCATACCGATTATATTCAATTGGGTTTGTAAATGAACCAGTCGGTGTATTAAACGACACACCGCCAGTCATTTTTCTACGATTACATCTTGTACGTTTCACTTTTTTTCCTTTACGAAGACCACGTTTGTTTGCGGTTTTCGCCATTATATATATTATCAACATTATATCAAACCACAATTATTCAATATCCACATGAGTCAACATATGACGACGACAACATACATTTGTTAATTTTAGAGTGTCTAAAACAACTCCTTCTGGAGTTTTATCGATAGTATCTTTAGTTAAATACACAACTTTTTCTACATCTGTTCCTTTTTGAATTTTAATACGGCGCACTTCTTTTTGGAAATATCTGTATTTGTCGGCCAATACATTTCCACAAGTAAAGCATTTAATGGGGATAATCATTATTTATCTAGGGTTGTAATAATAAATACCGAGATGTTTTTAATTCAATTTTATCATTAATAAAAATGTCTAAATAATACAAAGAATGGAATATGTTTTGATTATAATCGTTTTATTATCAATTGTAACATTGAAACCGTCCTATTTAGGTATGTTTAAAGCTATCTCATTACACAATATTACATCGAAATCAAATATGAAAACAATTCGAGCCGTTCTACTAGTATCACTCATCGTATCAATGATTTATTTCATATTTAAGCCTCAAATTCACGGACTATTTACGAAAAATGTAGAGGGATTTACCGATGAAGAAAAAACGAGTTTAATGGAAAAAGTTGATGTGCTTATGAAAGATGAAAAATACGAAGATGCGATTGGTTTATATAAAAATGCGATCGATGATAACGCAGATGATAACGCATTCATTATGGAAATAAATGAAAAAATAGCAAATATATATAGTAATAATTTATTGGATTACGATAAAGCGATAGAAACTTATGAAAAAGAAATTGATAGAATTATTAACAATGATGATACAACCGACGATAAAGACATAATTTCACTACATCAAAAAATAGCAACTGAATATAGAAACAAAGCCGCATCATTAGAATGTGATAAAGAGAATTATCCTGACTCGGAAAATTGTAAAACTGCTGACGAATTATTAGAAAAAGCAACAAAACACAGATCTATAACAATAGATGAAATATGTAAGGATGAATTGTTCTCCCAATCTACGTTATGTAAAGTAAATAATAGTCCAAGTGAAAATAATTCAGATATAATAAAACAACCTTCTTTAACAAAAGGATTGGATGTAGAAAATGTTACTCCGTCGCCAGTATATTATGAACCTGGAACTCAAATATATGGCGGATTAGGATATGGTCCAACGCATTCTGACGTAACAAATATGAATAATAAATTAACAAGTAAATTAGAAGAAGTTGATACTTCAGATAAGCGTGGATTTTGTGCGATGTCTGATAATTCAATGGTAAATATAGATGAGAAATGTAGAACACTACCTCATGACGTATGTGCCTCAACTGATTGCTGTGTGTTATTAGGTAATGAAAAATGTGTCCAAGGTGATGTTCATGGACCTAGTAAAAAGGGTGTTTATAGTGATACAACAATAAAGAACCGTGATCTCTATTATTATAAAGGGAAATGTTACGGAAACTGCTAATCAAAAAAAGACTTTTACGTATAAAACGCGAATTTATGCGTAAAATTGAAATCGCCATATTTTATTAAAATATGGTAACAAATAAAATGCCTGTACAAAAGACGGTTGAATTTCCACAACTACAAATAAGTGTAGACTATGTCGTAGGTAAAAACGCAGAAGAAAATTTCGAAATTATTGATGATGCGGAAGATTATCATATATGGTTTCATATAAAGGATCATCCGTCAAGTCATGTTATTGCGAAATTAGAGCATGATTTAAAAAAGAAGGATTTGCGTTATATTATAAAACAAGGTGCTATACTCTGTAAACAGTATTCAAAACTGGCGTCCAAAAAAAACGTCGATGTTAATTACACAGCCGTTAAAAACCTTACAAAAACAGATACAATGGGGAGTGTTATCATAAAAAACGAGAAAACTGTTCAAATTTAACCAAACAATCCTATGATATGCTCTTTATTCGTATTATCGGAATGAATAAACCATTTCTTTTTTTTAGCATCCCATTTTCCACCCATAGTCTTTATTGTTGCCTTTTCTTGATAAGATACATTTAGATATACCTTTTCTGGTTTATCATATGGACAATGCTCGAGACCAATTGCTTTATTCGCCAATTTATCTGCTCCATCATTTCCCAACGAGTGAATGTCCAAGTTACTCGTATGTGCTTTTATATGCATAAATTGAATGTTTTGTTGGTCATGATAAATTTCAAATGCTATTTTTACCAAATCTTTATTTGGAATGTCTTTTTTCCATCCTTGTCCCGAACATTTCTCTCCATAACTAGACGCACATCTTATAGCGTAAACCGAATCAGATACAATAGTCACCCTTTTCCCCATTAAGATATCATTTTTAACGATTGGCCAAGTTTTAATGATTGCGATTAACTCGGCAGTATTGTTTGACTGTTTGCCTTCAACTGGTTCAGAAACATTTCTCGGGTCATCTTGTCCAAGAAAAATACCAATCCCGGCTTTTGCGTTTTCTCTACCATTATTAGAACACGCACCATCGGTATATACATAATAATCTGGATTGAAATCGGTTTCATCTTCTATATTTAAAATTTCCATTAGTATTTATCGAGATATATGTTTATATTTGATACACAATTTAATAAAATAATAATTTCTAATACATTGATTCTTCTGCTCCTTCATCTACATATTCGTTTACACCCAGATATGGCCATTCGACACAGTCTTCGTGTTCGTCCTCCTGACTATATTGATTACATTCGTCGAGCATCTTGAACAATTGTTCGACAGTCATACCGAGATTTTTCGCGTCTTCTACATCTTTTTCGTCGTATAAAATGACGGGTCCTTCCTCTTCGTCGTTCGCTGAAATTACCGAGAGGTCGAGTTCATCCGAGATAATCCGGGCGTTGTTTAGTTCTTCTGATTTATCCATTTTATTCGTGTGTATAATAAAATAGATTTAAAGCCTTTCAATTTTATAACCTTTACTCGTTTTCTTTCGTGTTAATACAAACTCCTCGTCTTTTTCGTGATAATTGTCGTGACATGTTTCACAAATAGACATAAGATTCGCGGGATGATTTTTATGAATAACATTCCCGTCTTCGGTTGTAATAAAACCATCCTCGTCGGCATATTTCTGTTGATGTAGATGATGAATTTCTGTGCCGAGTTCTGTATCACATAGTTCACATATACCCCTTACTTTTTTAGCATTATATTTTTTGCTAATAGAGTGTGATAGCTCTCCTTTTGTATCGGGAAAATATTTAGTGCGAATATTGTAGGCACGTTCGAGAAATGCGTCTGGTAGATAGAGAGATTTACAAACTTCTAAACCATACATACGGTTACCAGGTCCGTCCATTAATTTACGGTCATATACAAGTGCGTCTAATTCACGGTCATAGTGAACCGCCATATGTTTAAACGTAAGTTTATCTAAATCGGTGATTTCTTGATAATTAATGATTTCGTGAAAATGGGTAGCAAATATAAACGAGGAATTATTTGTATGCATTTCTATTAATCCGGAGGCGAATATACTGAGTGCTGATTCAGTTTCAGTTCCAGAACACAGTTCATCGCCTAAAATAAGACTATTTTCATCGGATAATTTTAAAATGACTCTTAATTCGGACATTTCGACGGCAAATGTAGATAATCCACGAAATAGATTATCATTTCCTAAAATACGTGAGAAAATTGCGGTATATGGTTTATAAACGAATTCACTACAAGGAACAAACATACCCGCTTGTGCTAATATCACCGAAATGCCTAAAGCGCGTATGAAACTTGTTTTCCCCACCGCATTTGTACCGTATAACAAAACACCATTCTGTTCATCGTTTCCTAAAACCAAATTGTTAGCGACATATATTTCGTGGGTTTGTATTTGTTCTATTAAAACATGTCGTAATCCCTTGGTATTTACAAAGGATTTGGATACATTATTATCAATTCTTGGACAACAATATTTATATTCCTTGGATACGTAGGATTTATTTTGAACGACATCTACTTTTGATATATATTGTGCTATGTTCTCGAGTTTATCATAATAATTGATTTCAATACTATGTAGAACCTTTTGATAAGAAATACTAATAAGACGGTTCATATATTCCTTTTGATAATGCATATCCCGGCAAATTTTATTTAGTAGGGGAAATTCGATTTCATCACAAGAATTCGATGCGGAAGATAGGCGAATATCTCGCCAACGTGTCTCATTTAAACCTGAAATATATTCATCGCCCATAGAACTAATAAACGATTTCAATAAGAGGCCTCGTTTCTTTGTAATTTGAAGACTTGTCCCAGATTTCTCGGTGGTGTGTATTTTCACATATTCGATATTAGTTCCCTCCTTTTTGTCTTGTTTTTTAACGGAATCATTTAGGGTGGTATAAATATAATGAAAAAGGTCAATATTTTGGCGTGACGTTTCTATCAAATTATCTAAATCTTGGTCAAATCCGGGTTTAATAATACATTCATCGAATACATTCATGGAAGAGACAGACTTACATTTATCGATCCACAAAACACTGTCTATAAATTTAATGATTTCACTACATGATGCTGAAATATCAGTTTCAGAAGATGATAAATATTGTTTTAATTTCAAATTACTAGACATATCATTATAGATACCGATGGTTAGGGCGATAGATTGATATAGATAGTAGATAGAAGACGGATAAATTTTCCGCATAACTATTTGTCGACATAATCGTTCAATATCTCTCATTTGTACTAATTTCTTTCTTATCAAAGGGACTTTTTCATACATAGAATCGGTCAACATCTCATTCACCATTTGATATTCTGTATTCAGCCAGGTCTCATCTGTAGTTGGATTGACTAATTGTGAATAAAACACCCTTCTTCCCATAGAAGTACAGCATTTATTCAAGAAAGAATTCACTGAAGAGAGGTGACCGCAATGAGAACCATCGATTGAATTATCGTCAATAATATTGAGTTGCTTTAGTGTATGATTCGCCAACAACATTTCGGTTTTGGTGTGAAATATGGGAGTTGTGATGTTTTTTACCAAATTCGGGTTATGTTCTTGGACAAAATCCAAAAGATAACAAAATGATTGGGTAGCAGTAGGATAAATGTTAAATTCTGCACAAGCATTCACGGTATCTTCCCCGTAGAATTTACCCAAAATATGAGATATATACTTTTGTTGTGAGCAATGTTCAACTTTTTCGGACTCCAGACTATTGACGAAATGAATTGATCTACTTTTAATACCTGAAAATTGGACAATTTTATCAACCTCTTCTTGGACAAATGGTGATATAATAATCACTTCACTAGGAGAATAAATAGCAATCAACCGTTCTAGTTCATCGAAGGTAGTAGGTTGTATAGATAGAGGCTGTTGAAATTCGGATATATAAGATGTTCCGGTCAATATATTTGCTACAGAAACGCCACAAATCATAGTTTCACGCGTCTTGGACATTGTATAATTCTGAACAACTCTGTTTTGTAAAACGGGTTTATAAACATCTATCCAAATGCACGCAATATTGTTCGTTATTTTGTCTTGTGTTTCGGAATCATATGATATATAAGTGCCGGCGGAATGAACACTATCAAAAACGCGTGTTATTTCACTCCCCGTTTTTTCTTGGACATATACAACTGCTGTATATCCAGATGTGGTTAATTTTTCCAAATACTTGTCGATGGTATAATCGCGAAATCCGGCCATTAATACTTGTTTTTCACAATATGTCGCTTTTTTTTCCGAAATATTTAGGTTACAAATCCTCGAAAATTCGCATATATTACTATCTTGGACATCACCTTTCTCATTCCGAAATCCATAGACTTCGAAAAATGCGCCTACTTGAAGAAGAAGTATCGTTTTTTCACCATATTCTTTAATATATTTTGTTGTAATTGATATATACTCACCATAAATAGAGTCAGACATTATTATAATATATTTATATATATTTATATATATTTTAATAATAGATAATAGGTAAAATTGAAAGACTTTTTATAATAAAATATAACCATTATACAACCAAACGTGTGAAAGAAGGATGGAAATGATAGACAATGGATATGGACAATATGTTGTTCTCGATTTAAACGAGACCACATATGCGATAGGAAGTTTAGAACAAGACCATTTTAGTGACTATTCCAGATACTTGGATAAACATGAACATATGTTAGATTATGGGTCAAATGTGTATATATATGATAATATGGTCACGTCAATCTCATTATTAAATACTAGATTCATATCAAATCCGGTTGTGTATATATTTTCAACAATAATAAACTGGTTTTATTAGAAAGATAAAGGTCAAAAAGAAAGAAAAAGAGAAAGAAAAAGTACATGTTTTATTTTTTCCGTATAATTCACGTAATTTCATCATGTAATATAGATTCTAAAAAAAAGGTAAAACAAAAATAGTTGAGATATATTTGAAATGGAACTTTTTAAAAAGTTCCAAAATAGACATGGGCTGGAAATGTTCAACGGTAAAAAACGTTAAAATAACGATTTACATCATAATGCAGTATTTTGTAAAACAATGTTAAAAAAATGGCTGCATTATATTTTTTTAAATACGTATATATTTTATGCGGGAAAGTTTAGGCGTTTTTTTCTGTTGTATTTTATACAACCAAATACAATGAAAAAAACGCCAAAAAACGCCAAAACGTTTATTTGCGAAGAATGTAACTTTAAATGCTGTAAACGAAGTGAATATAATAGACATTTATTCACTCGAAAACATCTAAATACAATAAATACAACAAATATACAACAACAAAACGCCAAACAATTTGTATGTGAATGTGGTAAAGTATACGGGTATCGTGCTTCATTGTTTAATCACAAAAAAAAATGTAATTACCAACAACAACAACAACCTCCAAAAGAAGATAACAAAGACAATATCATAAACACATTGGTTGCCGATAATAAAGAGATGAGAGATATGTTTTTAATGTTTATAAAAAATCATGCAGAGAGTCAAGAAGATATGACTAAAAAAATAATACAAGAAGTGTTGCCTCTTATAGGAAATGACCATCATAATACGACCAATACGAATAGTCATAACAACACATTAAATTTCTATTTAACAAACACGTGTAAGGATGCTGAATCAATAACAGATTTCACAAGCAGATTTTGCGAACGGA